GCGCCAGTAAAATTAAGAGCGGTTGGAGTCGCAACAATTTCTGTTCCGTCATCTTCTACAGGAACACTACCACCACTCTGCCAAGTGCTACCACCTAGTTCTGTGTCAAGTGCTGAAACAATCTCTGCTCCGGTCTGGTCTGCTGTCGCGCCATCTTCTACGTTTAGAGCTGTGCGCAGATCACCTGCTGATATAACACCAGTCTCTCCTGCAACACTTGTCACTGGGCTGACGTCTGCGCCGTCAGCTACATTCAGTAGTGTTCTTACATCTGCGGCAGTTAGTTCTTCGCTGTCACCTGATCCTGCTGTTGTACGTCCTAGGATGGTATCTGTTGCAACATTTGATACCACATCAACTGTTCCACCTGAAGGAATATCAATGGTTGCTACTCCACTTGCGTCTGTGACTGTAACACCAGCGCCAGTAAAATTAAGAGCGGTTGGAGTCGCAACAATTTCTGTTCCGTCATCTTCTACAGGAATACTACCACCACTTTGCCAAGTGCTATTACCAATTTCAGTATCAATTGCGCTTACTAGATTAGCACCACTTAGTGTTGTTCCATCACCTAGCGTGGTGTAAATCTCGCTAGTCATGCTGTTTACTTTGATCCAGCATTCGCGCAACGGATCGCCATTTCCATCATTGGCTACCGAACCAATATCAATAATCTCTCTTGACATAGCTTGAAATCTCCTGTCCTATTTAATACTATTTAGCTTCCTGAAAATATTATATCGATTAATTTGAATCTGTAATGTTTGCCATAGTATTTGTTGGATCACCGGCACCAATTGTATACGTAACGCCGCCGGCACCAACGGCGCCGATAGAGCTAGACTGTTCAAGAATACCTTTTCTGTGTAGGTATTCGCCACTAATCATTATGAAACTGAGCCTATTGCACCTTGCACAACCCATGCATCTGTACCACGCTTGTAAAGTGATACGCCTGCGTAGGCTTCTGCTGTAAAATCACCGCTGCCTGTTGAGACACCGTTAAGTGTTACGCCAGTATCTGCGGTAATGGTTGCAGTGTTGTCGGTGTTGAGTAGAGTAAGATTAATTACTGTGCCAACTGGAAACTCAACACTGGCATTTGTTGGAATGGTAATAGTGACAGCGCCGCCGCTGGTGTCGACCTCAACAATGTCGCCAGCATCAGTCAAAGCAAGAGAACGACTAGAAGAAACAGCAACAATAGCGGGATTAAGTGATTCCATGGCAAATGTTCCATCAGACTGACGTCTAAGAACATGTCCTTCTGTTTCATCACTGGCATCAACATCAGTTAGGTCTTCTAGCGGAAATACTGAAGCTGGGTTGCCCAAGACAAGGTATTCAAAACCAACAGGAGGGTCGTATGCACACGAACCGCTGTTGATATAAAGTGTTGCTCCAGATCCCTGTGGCACGTTATTTACTGCAATCATTGGAGCAGTTCCTGGCGCGCCAGTCGATGTTAACCCACTGCTGATATCAGCGGGGCCGCTAGGATCTGGTGCCGTACCATTTACGCCAACCCAAACATCACCTGTACTGGTATCATAAGCAATACGCAAGCGATCACTGGTACTATATGTTGGCAATGCACTATTTGTATCAGTGCCGGTAATAGATCTGCGCCCTGTGCGCCACCATGACCACCCATATTCATCAAATCCAGTGCCAGCAGTGTCATCGGCGGCCTCAATTCTATTATTTTGTGGAACGGCGCCAATACCAACACCATCAATAACCTGCCCAAACTGAACTACTTCAAAATACCATTGACCTTCAGGGAGAGGAGTCCTTGAAAAGGCAAACTCTCTAAATGAAGTCGTAGCTGTGTTTGAAAATGTAGGACCGTCAATCTCATATTCTGCTGGAATATACGCGACTTCTTGAAAATTCCAATCATAAATTGTACTACCAGCAATGAGTGAGTTTCCGCCTTGCCAGTCACTACCAATCGTATTATTGATTTCTGTGATAATTGTGTCGCCAGTAATACCACCAGCAGGTATTGTAATCGTCGCTACGCCGCCCACATCAGTGACCGTCACACCTGTGCCTGCAAAATTCAAAGCGCTTGGTGCTGCTACAATCTCTGTCCCGTCATCTTCTACAGGAACATCGTTACCTCCCCCGCCACCTGAAATAGCAATGGTTGCGACACCTGAAACATCAGTAACAGTCACACCTGCTCCCGTGAAGTTAAGTGCGGTTGGAGTCGCAACAATTTCTGTTCCGTCATCTTCTACAGGAACACTACCGCTGCCTGATTGCCAGGTACTGTTACCTAGCTCACTGTCAATAGCACTAACAATATCCGTGGAATCAAAATTACCTGCAATGCTGCCTGTAACTATGACATTACCGTCAATATTTAATGCACTACCATCCCATGTTAGTCCTGCTTGTCCTTCAATGGTACCATCACCAGTCCATACACCAATTTGATCATCAACAGGCGTACCTACTTTACTGACATCACCCGATCCCGCTGGAACACTCCATGTTCCATCGCCTCGCCAGAATGTTGAGCTATTAGCGTTTGTACCGTCATCAAAACGTGCGACGTCAAGTGTACCAGTTGAATGAGTCAAATCAATCAGAGCCCATGAACCATCACCACGCCAGAATGTAGTATTGTCAGCATTGGTACCGCTGTCTAGATTAGTAACTGGTAAATCCCCTGTGACCTGTGATGAAATATCGATGTCAGTGACTTCAATAGTGACACCACCAAGACCAGTATCTGTGACTGTGATGCCACCATTGATAAAGTTAATGACACCAGGATTGCTGTTAATTACTGTGCCGTCAATCTGCATGATAGGACGGACGCCTTCAACCACTCCTGCTTCAATATCGGCAATAATTTTGCGAACGTTCTTGACTGTTGCGCCGAGACGTGTTGTAACGAGACCTGGGCCAGGACCGCTGCCTGTTGCAAGCTCTGAGTCATTTGAAATGCGAGCAAGAACAGTAGCATCTTGATCAACAAGGTTCAACAGTTCATTGAGCTCATTTATGGTATTAATTGTTGCCGTTCTTGACATGAGATTTCCTTAGCTTTACAGTATTTAGTAGAGTGCATTGTCACCATCTGCTGTGATCCAGACACTATCAGCGGTGTACTCATCGCTATCACCTGATGGCCATGGATAATTTTGTGCCCAATACTCTTCAATCAATTCTTCCAGTTCATCTTGCCACTGGAAGATAGCGTCTGCTGTTTCTCCAAGAGCAATAATCTGTGCCCATAGGATATTTCCCCATGGCTCAATGGTTCCAAAGCAAGCACCGTAATCTACAATGCCGTTCGTCTCACATCCTGTGTCTGCTGTTGGTGTATCGCTGTCTGCTGTAATCGTATCATCATCAGCGGTAACAGTGTCACAGGTTGAGACACATGTATCATCTGTTTCAACCTCGGTACTGTCTGTTGTAATACTGGTATCATCAGCGGTTATTGGATCACACCCTGTTGATGTAAACTCACTAAATCCTGTTGAATCAACTCCATCCAACGAGAACCTGGTACTGTCGATCACAGTGATTGTATAAGCACGATCGTTAATCTGTGTCATGCCGTCAACATTTTGAATACCGACCACCATGACATCTTCTAGCATACTTGTATCAGTCACAGTGACTACAGCCGGGTTGGACTGTGTAATATTGATGATTTCCAACCACTTGTCTGTGCCACGCATATGCAATCCGTTTGGTGTCTGGTTGGTAGTGTCAAGCAGACCTGAACCCAATGGTTGCCATGCCGGATATAGGTCGTTGCCCCAGTCACTAAGTGTTGTGTTTTCGATCAACTCAGCATCATTGCCCACACCTTCAATGATATCAGCAAAGCTGTGTCCGCGCGCAAAGGTGCCCTGTGTGCCTCTTGTCACGCCTGTGAGAAGCGTGACACCGCTAAAGCCTTGATCAAATCCGCTAGAGAATCCTGAACCAATACCATCTGTATTCAACTGGCCCAATCCAGTGTATGTAAATCTCTCACCGTTGATCCAAGCTGCTTCTGTTTGTCCTGTCACGGCTGGGTCAGGAAGATCGCCATCGCCAATTGTAAGAACCGGAATCACAGTGTCAAATGGCCCAATGTCCAAGCCCAACAATACCTTACGATCATTGATAATTTTGCTTGAATAATTGTTTCCATTCTTACCAACATTGAGACGGAAGGCACGAGTGAACGGATCAACAATCTCTTGACCCAACGCTTGTGCTTCTTCACCACCAGCATATCCAATATCAAATCCACCGGTGAAATTGTAGTTGGCATTTAGCAGTGGGTTGGTTTGAACACGGATCTCAATCGCATCATCAATATCAACGTCTGCTGCATCATCAGCAATCTTTCGCACAATGGCATCGCGTAGTTTGCTGCGGAATGGCTTGACTGTTTCAATATATTCGATGAGGTCTTCAACGTTTTCTGTAAAGAACTTATTGTAGATCTTTTCGAGCTCGTCTTCGACGGTAACCTTGAAATAGCTGGTCTTAAAGATCCAGTCTGGCTCACCTTGCTCGCGCAACACATATTTGACCGCTGCAAACCAAAGGTCAGTATATAGCGGTCGACGTTCTTCGATCCAGATGTTATTATAGAACTCGTCGAAGATTTCAACCATGAGGCCGCTTGACGCACGATCCCATTCTGTCGTATCCCAATCTGCAATGTCCCAACCACCTTGTAGCAGTTCATTGTCCCACAATAGGTCATTGAACTGGATGGTTGCCTTTTCCTTGAAAACCAACTGCCATTCATCAGCGGTGTAGCGGTAGACTTCACGACGGTTACGACCATCATAGTCTGTGTTGACTTCAACATGTGCAATGTTGCCTTCTGTTGGAGAGAGTTCAGCCAATTCTGAGCGCTCTTCCACGAAGAAGTTACCAACGCTGCGGTTGTATTCATAATCATCCACTGACCAGTCTGCAAAATCCCAATAATCGCGCAGATCATAAACAAGTCCATTGCCCAGGCTTACTTCGCGATCAAAGCTAGTGCGCCAAGGAATATCGCTACTCAATAGGTTGATCTCAATCAACTGGCTATTGATTTTTTCAATAACAGCGCGTCGACCACCATTGATGTCTTCAAACCATGTCTGGTGTGGTCTAACTTGAAGACCTTGACGCACAAACGGATGCAACTTGAGATCTGGAATGTTTTGCGGTTCTTCAACCTCAACATAATCCAGTGACTCAATTTCACCTTCTGGGTTGAGCTGCACGTCTTCGAGTTGTGTCCAGAAATCATTGTCTACATCTGAGTCAGGGTTGTTCCCTGTCGACTCTGTGTGGCATCGGAAAAACACACCATTACCACTGCGCACAATCTGTCCTGGTAGGTATGTGTCAATTGGTTCCCAATCACTCCAAGGATAAACACCAGTTGCCTGAGTGTATCCTGCTAGGCTGTCTCGCAAGCTGATGTGCAACCATTCATTAATAATGGTTGATGGATCGTTCTCTGCAAGCAAGAGGTACTCTTGGTGATAATCACTTGGGTTAGCGTCATAGTTCACCGTCATAACCAAATCTTTGTAACCAGTTGTGGTATCAAGACTGCTGACAAGCAATGTGTTTTCACTGGTAGCTGCTAGCCAATCGATTTGCTGACGAGCAGGATCCAGGATGATTTCTTCAAGTTGTAGAACTGAAAACTGACGGTTAACATTAGGCAATGTGGTCTTGCCACGTACCCAGAAGTAAAAGTAAGTTTCTACCTGTCCGGTGATTGGGTTGATTTCATTCTCTTCACTCCAGTAATACTGTGGTTCGCCAAACTGATCAGTCTGGGCATACGGTACACCAGTAAGCAATTGACCATCAACTGTGGTATCTTGTGATACCACATCAGAATATTGATCCGGTGTCACAGGGCTCTTGGTCCACTCGTATACGTCGATCAATGCCCCAGGAAATAGCTGTCCCCAGTGTTTCTGACGATACTCGGGTGTACTTTGGTCATAGTTAAGGTAGATAGCAGTTGTAAGATCCCACCACACAGTACCAACCTGTTCTTGTCCCCAGGAATTAGCAAAGTTGACTTCACCGTCTGGATCCGTTGTGTTGTTATAGTAAGCCGCATCAAACTCGCTCTTGATATCAATTTCACGATCAGCAATACCCGGGATAATGCCCTTGAGTGGATCATATACTTCAAAATTGACAATGGTGTCACCACTGGCGTTATCATGCAGAACACCGTTATGAATCTGACTGTTATCTGTCTTACCATTCTCTGCACGTACAAAGTTTAGGGTTACCTTGTTATTATTCACAAAGACTTGATACACGGCACCAAAGCCCAGGCCTTCGTCAGCCACATTATCGACCACTTCTTGATAATCATCGACGTAAACATAGTCACCATTTCTTACACCGCCAGTTAGGCGTGGGAAAGGTTCAGGATCTGCAAGAGTAGACTCAAGACTCAAGCCGTCATTTATTACTGCAATATCATCACCAGCAGCACGGAAATATTTTGGATTTTCCATAGCAGTTAGTGCTTCGGCTGTATTAGCAAATCTCATTGAACGCAGAGGGAACACCTTACCAGCAAACCCTTCTTCTTCAATGTAACGATCAATGTAGAAGTTTTGCTGATCATCAACTCTGGTGACACGGTGAATGCCATCCACACTTGGCACACAGGTTGAGTTAATAATGAATACAAACTCACCTACTTCAAGGTTATGCACTTCAAAACCTTGACCATTGAGTCGGTCAAGCTTGATCAATGCATCATCACCATTTTCATTACCAGGGCAAATCTGCAAGATACCCAAATCAAAATCAAGTGCTTGGTAAACATTGTAACGATTTGAACTCAGTCCGCTAGCACCTGGTTCGCTGCCCAGGTTGTCAATTACCCAAACATTTAGATCTAGAGGATCTTCAACAACATTCCAATCTGCAGGATCGAAAACATTTGACACAGTTTCATTTCTTGAATCAAATACGTTTGGTGTGATACCCAAATCGTTATTTGCTGTGCCTTCACCAATTTCTAGGCGATCACCAGTGAAGTTGATTACAAGAACACCTTCAACCTGAGTTGCGGTTAAATCAGTAATTTCAGCCTCGTTAATCTGTTGCACAACGTCGTTGATGTTGAGATCAGTTTCTCTATTTTCAATGGTTTGCGACGCTTGGTATACTCCGGCACTGATTCCCAATGGCCCATTAGCTGATCCACTTCCAATTGTAAGTGTTGGATTAGAACTAGTGATACGCAATACGTTGTTTCTAGCAACTGCACTGACACCAATTACACCAGCATTGTTGATTTGTGTCACAATTCCAGACAAGTCCAAGTCAACACCGCCAACGACGTTGGTTCCTTGTGACACAACGTCTGTATCAGCGGCAGTGAAACCAAGATCTGCATCAATTGATACACCAAGACGACTGCCTTGTACGTTGTTGGTGCGGTTAACAGTTAACACATTACCAACAGTAGATGTTGAAATGTCACTTGGTGCACTGGCGGCGGCCAATGCACTGTCAATCTTGTTCTTGATTGTTGCAAGTGTGTCTACAACATAGCGATTTGGTTCATCAACTATGATTGTGGCATTATCAGCAATAGTCACACCGCCATTACTTTCAACATATTGAATGAAATTATTGAGGTTGCGGTTTGCATCAATCGGTGTAACGAATAGGTCAAGCAAGTTGTTAGCTGCATCACGAGCAGTTTCAAATTGAACAGTATTGTTAAGAGAACCACTCACCATGGTAGCGACAGTTTCAACATGGGTGCCGCCGATATCTTCAATCAAATCTAGGTCAAGCTGGATCAAGTCACGAGCTGCGTCTTCCCATGATGCACCAATGTTTGCGCTTACCTCACTGCCTAGAAACTCTGGGTTCAAGACAAGATTTGGTGTTGGTGAAACTAGGTAATACTGGTCAATGAATGATTCCCAAGCTGATACTCCGTTAGCCGCTACATAATCCGTTTGAAGATCTTGTAATGCAGAAATTCTTGCAGAAACCTTTGAAGTTACTAGACTTGCACCTGCCTCATTGAGAGCGTCAGTCCAAATTTGTGTCATAGTATTCGTTGGCAGTAACTGATTAAAGTTAACCACTACCTCAGTGAGTGGATCATTTGAATTGTCTGCATAGAAAACACTGAACTGGCGACTTGCACTGTTTTGTATTGACGGATTGCTGATATTACCAGTAATATTGATATCAAGATACTGAACTTCGCTCGCAGTCTTGATGAAGTCAATGTTAGTTCCATCAAGAACCAAAGTAGAACCAGAAGGTACTTCCGGCAATGGTTGAGCGCCATCAACATTTATCAGGTTATTGGTTATAACTTCATTTCTTTTGACAAACGTCACAACCTCGTCATTGGCAATGAATGTGTCGCCGTTTGGAACGGTTGGAAACACCTGAGTGCCACGGAAACTCAAGTCACTTGATACTCTGTTTAGTCCAGTTGATCCAATATTCAACTCCCATACATATCCTAGGTATCTAACCACATCACCTTGTACATAAGCTGCCAATTTGCTCCAGTTTGGAATGCTTGCATAGTCAGCAGTTGGGTCGTATATCTCACCGATATTGTCAATGCTTAGAACAAAGTTATCAACTTCAGTGGTTAACGGAAGGCCTGCATCACGTGTGAACGTCTGATACTGATCAAGATTGGTAATTTTGTTTTCATCAAGACGCAGAACAGGCAGGGTATCGAATGGCGAGCTGTAATCGCCATTGATTGCTTCTGCACCGCCATCGCTGATGTCGATAATCAAGTCATCTTCACGATCACTGACAAAGTTGTCATTGAAACGGAAATGCTGTGGGTCACCTTTGATCTTGTTTCGATCAACCTGAAATTGTAGAGGCTCACGTTCACTGATATCACCATAGTCACCTAGGCGTACCATCCATTCTTCATAATACTCCTGAGCGAACTCGCTGCCAAAGATATTCTTATTGCGCGCCATGGCTGCGATTGCCTCAGGTGTACCTTGATACTTGCGCTCACCCTTTTCAAAACGGTATGCGCTAACATCACTGATAAAAGTATTGGTCATGTATGTTGGTTTGCTGTATCCAACATTGTATCCGATTGTTTGTCGTGTGAGACGCTCTAGAGCTTTGCTCTCTGCACTGATCCAGTCACGCTCAAGTTCACGCACACTGGTTTCGAAGTTGGTGACAAGACCAGTATTGCGTACGATATATCCAGGCGCTTCAACACGACCATTCCAGTTACGTGTACGCTCGCCAAACAAACGTATACGATTCTGACCAATGCCTAGCTCAGGCTGGTAGATAGGATCATTGAATGTTGTAATGTTATCCAGGGTAATGATGTGTTCAAACTCAACTACTCTTACACCTAGTCCATAGATTCTACGATCGCTGCTCTTGGGTGCAATCTCTGTGGTTTCTTCATTGCGCAGAACAAACAACTCATTGCGGCGTATTGCCTGATATGTTTCATCTAGTACGTTGAGTACGCCATCGTAATTGACGTCGATTGTTTGCACAACACCACGGTTCCCTTGATTGTAGATCAAGTTATCGCTCATGCCGTTTACAAAAAGGTCTTCAGTCTCGTCGCTTAGTGACCACACAATAGCAGCACGAGCATCAATTTCCCATTCAGTGAATGCATCAAAACCAATGCTCTCGTAATACTTGCCCAAGCCAAGCAAGAACTGGTAGAGCTCTTGTCGCTTGCGGAAGACGGTGCGATAAGGCACACGGCTGACTTCATTTCGCCAGTTAAGATGCTTGATGACTTCAACATCGCCAATTTGAACTGATGTTTGGTTACCGCCAGTGCTCGGACGTAGATAGTTAAAGAATCGACTGTCAAGGTTGTATCCATCAACCATGTATCCGCGTCCTTCAATCTTTTGAATACGAACACCTGAATAGAACACAATGGTGTTAGGTGCATTGCGATCAATTACAATGTCATAGCTGCTTTCAGGAATACGAATCTGACCGCCATCTTGATGTTCTCCAGCCAACTCGAGGGACAAGATTCTTTTGTCAGTAAACCCTCCAACATGAATGCAGTATTTATATGCAAGATTGTCAAGACGGGTTGCTAGGTCATTTGTATAGCGTTCATCTACTCGATACTCTTCTGCACTGAGAGTGTTAAAGCCGAGGTGTGTTACAACATATTGGCGGTCTACCACATACTCTAGTTCAACATCGTCATTAGCACCTACATTGGCAGTAAGTGTTACCTCTGGCTCTTTGAGGAAGCCTCTGCCTGGGTTGTCAACAGCCACGGCTGTCACAGCGCCACCATTGAAGTATGCTGTCGCTGAGGCGTTTTCCTGACAACTCACATCTTGTTCAAAGTCAATGTCTAGACTTGTGTAACCAGTACCAGGCAAGATCACACGAATGTTACCAATCACACCATTTGTGATCAGCTGGTTATGGATTTCGTTATTGTCCTTGCGCATACAAGTATCAGGATTGACCCATTGCTCTTGTGTTACACCTGTGTTAACATTCCAACGATTCAATGACCAGAAGGTTTCAAATACACGGTATGGCTTGAGCTGTAGATATACTTCAGCAAGCGCAAATAGGTATTCACTGCTCTTGCGCCATACATTTTCAGTTTCGCTCCAATCACCAAACACGAAGTCACGGGCCGCGTCCACATTAGCAGGAAGTGCTACCACACCTGCTGTTACAGGCGGGTTAAGTGTTGCGTTGCCATCATCGCTGACCAAAGTCTCGTTATCCCAGTCATAGCTGCTACGGGCATAACGAATGTCTACATGATCTGGTGTAGTGGCATTGCCCGTAATACCATATTTGAGTGCGTTGAGCAGGGCTGTGCGCAACGGTCCTGCACTCCATGAATAGGTTGCATCCCACCAAGTTGGCTTTACACCATGGCCTAGCATTTCCCAAGGATGAGTGTGAGGACGATCTGTGCCAAAGGTGTACACATAGAGGCTTCGCCAACTGCCCACGCCTGGAATGATACTTGAGTAATTCCAAGTGAATTCATCCAACCCGTTAAAGTCTATCACGTCGATTTCTTGGATGCCTTCACGTAGTGCATAACGATTGTACCAATCGTCTAGGCGAACAGTCATATCACTAACATCATACGCAAACTCACTGACTGGGTTAGGGTAGAAGTCACGCATGTCTGCAGGTAATTTGCTGCCAACAAAATGCTTATCAACCAGGTTGTTGAACACCCTGAGCTCAAAGTCCCAAAGGGCGGCAGCTACCACGTCAAAGTCTGGACCATTCATGTCTGTGATGTTGCTGGTAGCCAATGTGTATCGTGATCCATCATGTCCGATCAACTCTCCGTCAACCACTTCAACCTGTGTAGGCTTGAAGAAACCAAGCTTGACCGCACTATATGGAACATGGCTGAGGTGATTGTAATCGTACCAACGAATTGTTACAAGAGCACTGCCTTCAATTACTGATGACGTGACAACCTGTTCGTTATTGTATACAACAGGCACACCACTGGCGACAACATCAGCTGGTTTCACTGCCGCTGGGCTGTCAAGAACAATATTGAGCCCGTCGATAGTGTAATCGACACCTTTCTGAAGTGGACGCTCTTGATATGCGTTGGTTCCAGCATCATACTCGCTCAACCAAACCTGAACGTGGTTTTGTGTGTCGCCATACTTGCTGATTACCTTGGGCAGAGCAAATGTATCTTCACCTGCTGTCGTTACTGAGTAGATCAAGCTGTTGAACTGTTTTGAGTATGCCATGTCGCTGTGTGCATACTTGAAATCCTCACCCTTGCCTAGGTTGATATCGTTCATTGCACGGTCAACTAGTTCACGGATACTATCCCATTTTTCATTTTCCCATAGCTGTTTTACCTTATTACGGAAAAAGCGCTTGAACTCTGAGTAGTCTCTTGCATTGGTCTTGAGTGCACGAATTGGGTTAATGCTCTCTTGATCAAGCAGGTACTGAATGTGTGATGTGCGATAAATCTGTTGACGAATAAGACCATCATGTGTATGTTGACGCAGAGTGCGGTGATAGTTGTTTACACCTTGTACATCACCACTAAAACCCGGTAGTGCATGTAACTGACGGCGGAAGTGGTTGATGAAATCGTCATACCCTGCTCCAGTGAAAGGACGGTTTTCACTATTGTAAAAATGCACTGGTGCAATGTCGTAAACGACATTTTCAAGATCACTGTCAGCAACATACATCAATTCAATGACGTCATTGTTTTCTAGATCTGCTGTAACTGTTACTGTTGAACCAACAACGTCATAATCATTGCCTTCGTCGAGGATCTGACCGTTGCGTTGTACTAGAATACGATTTTGATTCTCATCGCTGAGATGTATCTCGCCCTGGTTGGTTGGGTCTGCCTGATCACGATATCGTACAACATTATATTCATAGGCTGAATCAATGCTCACTGTGGTCAAAACGTCACTCACCACTGTGACATTGATGTTAGCATCAGTGTTGCCATAAGGGTCGACAAACTCTAGCTTGTTCGCTGACTCTGAGATAAGGTCGTTGATGGTATATTCAGTATCATACTTCCAAATGAACTCTGGATTTTCATAACCAATACTGACGAGGTCCATGTAGCTATGGCTATACCAACGGTATGTGCCGTCAACCAATGATACAGTGTACTCAGTTGGATATCCATAACCAGTTGTACCCAGTTCAAACTCGACTGGAGTTTCACCGTCTGCAACTGTGGTTTGGATGATAGGCACACGCTGAGCGCCGCGGATATTGCTCCAGCCGTTGTAATAGTCATCACGTACCCAGTCACGCCAGAAGTAATATCCAGGAATCTCTTCTTTGCCCTCTACTGTGATTTTTTGATTGTAACGGTTATTGTTCAGTGTCCATTCAAAACGGTAGTTTGAAAAACTTCCTTGATTGGTAAACGCTGGTGAGAATCCAAGCACACGATCAAATGCACCTGCTGAGTTAAACTCATATCCAAAAATCTTTTCACCTTCAAAGTCTGTATCTGTGTATGTCTCAAGATCAGCTTTTTCATCATCGTATAGCTTGAACAGTGGATGCTGACCACGATCACTTTTGGTTTGAGCAATGCTCCAAGTAGATCCGTTGAAACACCAGATGTCACCACGTGAATCGCCTTTGTCAATAATCACGTATTCATCTGCATTGTATGTGCTGAATGGAGTAAGTGTAATGTTTGTACCAACACCACCAACTTCAAACGAAGCATTAAAGATGCTTGAGTCAGAACCTAGATTGAAAGCACGGCTAAACGCTGCACTATACGGACCAGTGTCACTGGAACCAAGGTTGCCTTCAACAACAAGAACAGTATCACCATCTTGCAACGCATGTAGCGGGTCGACTAGATAATTTGCAGTTCCTGACAGAAGTTCACTAACCTGATCCAGCGTAATAATGTAGTCAATTACTTCAACAAAATTCTTACAGGTGTTGTAGAGTTCCATGTTGGCATGGTACTCAAGAATAGGTCGTTCAGCGCGGGTAACACGATTCAAATAAGCACGTGGGTCAAGTTCATTGTATTCAGCTGCAATACGAATTGCATCTGCTGAAAACCAACGATTGCTTCTTGCCCATGGATTTTTATCACGAGCCCAACGTTCCATAACGATATAGCTCTTGTTGAGCGTTAGGTCATCACGAGTAAAAGTTGTTTCAGTCTGATACTCTTCAAATGTACCTGGTCCATCCCATGGTGTCGTATCCCAATCAACGGTGTCCCAACCTTCTGGGGTTTCGATGTAATAAGGAGTAACGATAGGAAACACATCATTTCCATTTTCATCTACAATTTCGACCAATTCAATACCACCAGCACCACCTACATTTTCAACATAGTAGATAGCATCAGTATTATAATCACCACTGGTGCTGCTGGCGTAAGGACCAATGAATTGCACACGCAATCCGTTAACAAACTCAACGGTGCGATAGTTGCCTAGCTCTGGTGTGGTGTATTGTGTTAGCTGCACGATATCATCAATATCAATTGGGTCACTGACAGTGGGTTCGATTACCACAAGAGGAATGTTCCCTTCCAACCAATAATAATTGTAATAGTTAATCATCATGTCAGCATTGACAGGCACATCAAGGGTGTAACCTGGCTCGCTAAAACGACGGTCATGGTTTGCAAGGTCAGCCCCAAGACTTTCTAAACGATCAAGCCAATTGATATAAGAAACAGTCTCAGCAGTATCACCCTGTTCTTTTCTTACAATACCAGGCTGGAATTGGTAGTTGAGACGAGTTGCATCGTCTTCTGGCTCGAACAAGATGTTCTCAGGATTATAATTGCGCCCTGCGAGACGACCCCAAAAAGTATCAATACTCTGTGTTGAGCCGCTGCTCAAGAGTTGATTGACAGTTGAACCAAAGAATCGCTGGATTGATTCAGTGCGGTTGATATTGGGCAAGAACTCACTATAGTCCTGGAAGTCCTGAGTCAGACTGACTTCTGCGGTTTGTGTGTTGTTCTTTACTGGCTTTGGGTCTGCTCTGTAGCGATTAGCCATTTCGTCGTCCTATGCTGTTTAGTGTTTCGACAATGTCGATATCTTGTAATGTTACATCTGGTATAAAGAGTTCATTGCTTTCTGGTGTAATCTGGAATAAGTCTCCAAAATCGCTTTCAGTTGCGGTTGGCACTAGAACAATGCTACTGATCACACCAGGTAGCTCTTGGTGGATATAAGCGCTGAGCTCAGTGAAGTAGAATGTTTCACCAAAGTCCCAGTTCTCAATGTTGAAGAATTCTCTGATTGCAGTAAGAACTCGTGATTTGATTTCGTTATTGGTCAATGTAGTGCCAGAAACTTTCACGATCTTGAACTTACCTTGCAATTCTATGTCAGCCAATTCACCAAATAGCGTTTTGTAATCAGCAGCACGATATACGATTGAGTCGCTTACCATCTTCTTGCTATCAAGTCTGGTAAACTGTTTCTCAAGTTCAATCTCTGTAGGTGCTTCTGGTCTGTTCGCTTCAATACGATCATCAGCCAACCACTGTCGATATTTAGTGTCGTAATTCTGGTTAAGAACGTAGATATCAATAATATTGCTAAGGCTAGGATCAATACGATACTCGCTGGTTGAGATACGTCGCCAGATAAAGCTCAGGTTGCCCCGTCCATTAGCTTCGTCACCCTGATCCACTCTTACTGTATACTCAAAACCATCTTCAATTACTGGACCAATCTCGATGTTGTCAGTTCCTACCAGTTCTTTGAATGCTAGTGGGTTGTCAGGATAGTTGTCATTGTCAATGTCAGCCAGTGTCACAATTACCTTACGGTCGTCAGTATAACCGTCGGATTCTGTATAATAACGATGCACAAAGAATGGCATATCAACTCCCAATGGGTAAAAGTTACCGTTAGGCTGTGTGTTGATTTTTGATACAATAATACGATCTCTGTCAGGCTTATTGGTTTCAACATTGAATCGACGGCGTCCGTTCTGATTATGGAAGCGAATCTTTTCGTCGCTGCCAAACACAATACGAGTACGGCGTGATGTAAACGTCCAACTGTCTGCTGAATAGTCAGCACGTATTAGCCAGCTGTTATCTAGATTGTTATTGGTTCGATCACCAGCAAACTGCAAACTGAAATTGTCGGGTTGATTCTGACTTGCTGGACCAAGGTCTCCTGGTCGTATCAGGAACCAACGATTCAAGTTAGCATCATAACGCAGACCAAAGCTGCTAAGATTTTGAATTTCTGTGATGATATCTTGTTGAAGTTCTACATCAAATGTAGTACGGAACGCTGGAAATACTCTTGACACTCGCGCAGTGTTTGGAATGCTCTTGTTGAGTACAATTGCACCTTTGCCACGTGATGTCAAACCTGTTGGGATCCCGTTGTCATCAAGAACGCCTTGCCCGTCACTTACTACGTCAACAACGCGCGCCCAGGTCTTAGCAGGGCTTACAGCATTTACTGCCACCTCTGCACCTTCACCTCCGCCACCAACAAACGCAACAGTAACCGGGTTGAGATATCCTTGCCCAGGATTGGTGAGAACAACCTGAACAACCTGTCCATTTTGAATGTTTGCAACAGCGGTAGCACCTGTGCCGGTGCCGCGAATTTCAACATCTGGTGCGCTGGTGTATCCTGTACCAGGATTGGTGATGCGCAATTCTTCTCCCAAGAACCCAAGAGCACCTTGAATATATGGCGTTTCCACAAATTCAACAATGGATCCTTCACGAACTATGTTAAGATCACTCAGTGTTGCTGTTCCGACCTTTTCAATCGCACCATCGCCGCGTGTGAAATATCCACTTGATCCACGGTATCCAGTTGTAATTTGTTGCCATTCAAAGTTTTCTTCACCAGTTTCATCTTGGAATGGAATTCTAGTTACATCATATTTGTCATAGAACAAGTTAATGATCTCTGGGTTAGATGGCAAATCATCAAGGAAGCGATTGTAGATTTGTTCTGGTGTCTGATCGCTTGGCAAATCAAGCTTGGAGCGATATGTGATACCTTGTCTGTAAATGTAGCCATCATCAGCAATCATATCAGCGTTCTGGTATGTTGCTGTTGGATCACGCGGCTTGATATAACGACTATGTCCAGTATAGGTTCGGTTAATTGCCTTGATCTTTTGTACATTCTCACTTACAGTAAGTGGGTATGCTGAGTAGTCGTCAGCTGTGACCATGCGATCCTGTGCAGCAAAGACACGCCCAGCGTTGTTCTTGATGCTGGTTACACTCTCTTGTGCCGCTGCATTATTGACCGGCTCTTGCAATTCACAGTTGAATGTTGCATTGTAGGTGTTGCCGTCTGATGCCAGATAACGAAAGCTGAATGATACCAGGCTAAGATCTTCTGGTGCAAGTGTATAAGTTTGATTAACACCTGTGCGATACCAGACACGCAAGGTGCCACGTGGAATTTCACTGAATACACCATCACCAAATTGGATATTAACATTGTCATTATCCACAGTTTTGACTGTGTATAGCTTGCGCACATCTTGGCGCACACTGTTAAAGATCATGTTGGCACCGAAGCTGGAATCAACACGTTGCCATGTGTCAAGAGGCTCGCCATTCTGATCAATCTCTTGTACCCAAACGTCGTCATTGTTGACGTTCTGTGCATTGAGGTCTAGAATGAGGTTACTGACTGCACGGTCGGCATTGACATCATTGAATTGTAAGTTACCCTGCTTGAAGCCTACGAAGAATCCAGTGTTGTTACTGCTAAGACCTTGTCCATCATTTTTGTACACAATGTCGAATTTTCCAAATGGGTTTGGTTCGCTTTCACGCAAAGAATTTGAAGCATCATCAATTTCTAGTCCATGCACTTCAAATTGTTGACGGGCACCATTAACCTGACCATTGAAACTGAATACGACGTCGCGCTCTTCTGTAATATTGGTTGAGTAAATGTCATGCTTTACATTACCAATACGAGTGCTATCGGTTGGTCGTCCAAATTTGTTGTTAACGTTGAACAATTCGTTCATAATCAATAGATAGTTTTGATATGACGTTTCAAAATCAATTGTGTTGTTTTTGAGGTTAGTACCATCAATGCTGAAAACATCTTGCGTTGTTTTAACACTGATAACTTTTATCTCACCACGGGCTGGTCGATGGCGTGTTGGTGTGTAGCCAATGAAATCAGCAATACGTAGAACGCTGGCACGTCGTTCTGCGGTGCTGAGGAAGTTTTCACGTCCAGCCTGGTCGATTCGGAATGCAAGGCTATGCGCGAGAAACGCGAGGGTTTCGATCAGCGCAACGAATTCGCTTGACTGGATCCAGTCGTTGAAGTTCTCTGGATATTGCTGTCTGATATAATCAGTTAGTGCACCACGAATCGTGTCGTAGTCGTATGCTTGGAAGTTTGCTTGCTTAAAGCTATCATATACCAATCGGTAATCTTCAGCTGCAAACAGGTTACGTTGACGTAATGACTGGGCCATGTGTTAAATCTCTTCTGTCTGGGTGTACTTCAAAAACAGTTCTTCTTCGCTTGTGTCAGGCAGATACTCCAATTGTACTGCAATAAGAATAGCCTGCTCAGCGGTAGTCAAACGATAGTCGATTAGCTTCCAACGTGGATCAAGATTAACGATGCGTCGTACATCTTCATCTGCTAGGTCGATCACACGCTGATCAAAGGGTTCAAACACCAATAGTGGAAGAATGCTGCCGAACTCTGGTTCGCCCAGACGCTCTCCGCGACGAGTGTAAAAATTGTTCAATAGGTCAACTTTAGCTAGCTCTTTGTCCTCAAGGACTTGAGTGCCTGTGCGTCTACCAATTGAAGAGAATCCAATGAATTTTGCCATACCGGTATTTATGGCTGTGAAAAGTGCCCAGATTACGTTCTAGCAAATCTTACCACTCTACGCTGTCTAAGCTGGCTCATACCAGGCAAAAATGTACCGTTTAGTTGACGGTAATATGCAAACTCTGCCTGTCTGCGTTCAAATTCAGTACGCAAACCGCTGATGTAACGTGTTCTCAGAGTCTGAATACCCTGAATACGTTGTTGGCGTCTGGTCTTGCGCACTGAGTAACTGCCTAGACGCAATGCAGCGGCTTCTCTCTTGCGCAAGAGAGGATTAACATTACCTCGCATAAGGATGTCTGCGACCAGCAACCAGTTACCATTACGAACAGCATCAGCCACGTCATACGTGCCTTCGGCGGCCTGTAATGTACGCCAGGTTCCTGTATCAAGATAGAGGCTCATAAGCGCATCAAATACGCTATTTGGAATTTTATCAATTGGAATTTGTGCTTTGACAATTCGCTGTTGATTTCGCACATAGCCTAACCATTCAGCATACGCTTGTTCTTCAGTATATCCTTGCTCATCATCAGGATCACCTATGCCATAACCAATCTCAAATTCTCCGTCTTCTGTTTCATAACGAACAGGACTAAATGTTTTAAATCCAATTATCACATCAACCATTTCTTGTGTGATTGTAATGACATTGACTGGTAGTAGAAATTTTGTATAGAAATCGTTACTCACAGTGAATACTTCCCACTGTGTTCTAAATTGTGGCGGTACAAGTTTTAATAATGCCATTAGTTGCCTCCTGCTCTCAATCTGGCTAATGCATCATTTCGTTCATTTCCGAATCGGTTAACGACCGCACTTCTTACGCTAGAGGTACTGCTACCAAAATATTTGGTTCCATTGCCGGCTGCTCGCTCAGCATATACACCCCTGATAAATGCTTCATTTGATGGATTAGGTCCTGTTCGTGCTAGCACTCTGCCTACAATGGTAGCTGCCCCTCCGGCGCCGTGTTGTACAGCCGTTGACCAGACAACATCTTGTACAACCCTTGGTCTGCTTGAAACATTGAACCCAGTGTTTGCTGCAATTCTTCTCGCTGCTGGCTCATAGTGAGTTGATGCGATGAATGCGTGTTGTGTTGCTGCATTTGATGGATTGCTCATTGTTCTTTGCCAGGCTGCCTCGAACTGTGGTGTACGGGCGCGGGCCGCGGATTCGCCGCCAGCTGCCTGAAGTTCATTGTATAGTGCGGGATTCTCAGTTCGTAAAAAGTCCATATAGTTACCAAAAGTACCTGTGCGAGTAGCAATCTGATACTCGCCATAACTTGGGCCACCAGTTCGGTCTTCACCTACAATAGTTGGATCACCTCTTGATTCATACTGGGAGCTCAAAGCACCTAGTTCAGGATCTGCATCACTAACATCGCCAACTGCACTACCTAACTCATCACCACCTAGGCTTGATTCAAGAGCACCAGAATCAAAAAATGCTCCTGCTTCGTGTTGGCTCGCAAAGGCTTCGGCCCATTCTGGCACAGAATCTCGTTTCCAGTTATCACCCCAAACTGTACGCGGACCATCTCTAATATCCCAATGCAAGCTTCCGCTGCTATAAAATCCCATTCCTCGTATACCCAAGGTACTAGCTGCTTCGGATAAATCAATACGCTCAGTATTGGTGAGTCCTTGACCAGAAATATCGAATGCTTTACCTTGCAAGTGTTGTGACCCACGAGCACCACGGCCTGCGGTTTCACGGAAACCGTCAATAATAGTAAGTGGAATACCAACTTGGCGAGCCGCTTCGTTTGTGATGTCAACCAGTCTCTGATCAACACGCATGTCAACTCCCGGCAAGATGGTAAGGTAATCACCACCTGACGCTAGCGCTTGTCGCTCAGCACGTTCACCAGTTTGCTCGTCGATTGTTCTAATGTCACTCGGTGCTCCGTAGTAATATGAGTTACTATCCTGTACTGGACCGCCCGCTCCCCCACCAGATGGACGTGATTGGCTTCCACCACCACCGCCAAGGCCGCCGAATCCACCCCCGCCGCCAAACAATCCACCAAGTCCCCCGCTGGTTCCACCACCGCCAAAAAGACTACTGAGCCCACCAAACAATCCGCCAAGGCCACCACCTCCGCCACCACCACTTGGTCTGCGGTTTGTGTTGCCACCACGCCATGGAGAACGGCCTGGTTGATTACTATTTCCAGGAGGAGGTGTAACGGGCGGTTGTGCTGGGGGCTCCAAAGCATCTATTATCAGATTCACTATGAGCAATCCATAGGTCGTTTCATTGACAAATATACTTGAAGTAGATCCACGGTCCTCAACACCATGAGATGGAATTAGTAGAGCATCAAGATTACCAAATGTTTCTAAATAGATTGCAGCAAAGCTAGATAGATTATTGCGTATTACTCTTGTAGCTTCCTCATCATCATTAAAAAATGGTTCAGGATGTATGGTATTTTCTACACCCCTCCCGCCGCTTTCAGTCAATGTTTTCACACCAAGGCTTGGATATCCACTTATACCTTTTGATGCCATGAACGCCACTACACCCTGATTGAATTTTGTCGCAGCCGCACGAACCTCAGAGCTAGCATCGTCAGGGATAATGACTTCTGTACCTCGGACGCCGCCTTCACCCACTGCTGGATTAAAGCCCACAGCGATGTTCAGATTGTCCTCTGGACTGTTAACATCTCTTGTACCAGTATCGACTCTAAGACTCATATCTGTTCCTTAATAACTCCACTCGTAACCCATTCCGCCTCGGAGTGATGGTCCACCATTTCCTCCCCACAGGTCTGCATGAACACCGCCACCTCTCATGACCATGCCAAATGAGCCATAGTTATTGGAGCGCCAATGATCACGTAGTGGTGCCAGTTGACTGCGACTGCGCAGCCGATTGCCACTTGGATCATAAATGTAGATGTCAGCAGCATATCCATTGTCATGTCGAATAGTGCCTGTTCTCCTATTACTAGTACCAATAGGTGGTTGACCGCCAGAATAAATTTCGGCACGATATCCTGGCCCATATACATCAGAAATTGATGTCTGCAATCGATCCATGAGCAAAGGTTGAATTGGTTGATTTCGAGTTGCGCCTTGGTTATTATATGTGACTTCAGCTCTACCAGAACCAGGCGAACCGCCTGCATCACTGGTCGGTGGTGACAACTCTGGACGTGGAGCCGGAGAGGTTGATGGCGGGCGTTCTCCAGTAGCAGGTTCTCGACTGCGACCGCCACCGCCACCACCACCGCCGCCAGCGCCGCCCCCGCCACCACCACCTCCGGTACCGCCACCGTCTGGTATCTGTTGTGCAACGTCAAGGTGTCCGGCCCATGGTTCCCCCTCAGGTACACGCTCAGCAATGCTTTCTGTGACGCCGCTGTTACCTGCCAATGCACCAGGTGTTGCTACTTCTGCTGTTTCTGCTTCAGGTCCATTAAGATCAATACGTCCTGCTGTGACACGAAGGTTACCTGACATATTGAGATTACCGTTTGATTCACTAGTAAGGTTCATATTACCTACCGATAGAGCGTCAAAACCACCAAGTGATTCCATGCCGATATTTGTACCTCGCATATTGATATTTCCAATGGCATGTAGGTTGAAATCAGCACCAGCATGTAGATTGAAGCTGCCAGGTGTATGCATGTTGATTGACCCTGCGGCAAAAATATCAACATCACCGTTACGATTCATTTCCATCCACACACTACCATCACGATTGTTAATGTATGTCATGCCATTTGTATCATCCATGAGAATCTGTGCGCCGCCTGCACTGCGCAAACGTATACCCAATTCACTGCCGTCTTCACCATTACCGTCATCAAGTGTAAGAGCATGTCCTGCTGGTGTTGTCACACCAGCTACACGAGGACTTGCATCGCGGCGGGGGCTTGAGTTTGATGGTCCACGGATAATGTCATTTTCTAGCCCCTGTCTGCGATAAGCTTCTGCTTGTGGGTGTTCGTTTGGAAGATCGTTAGGTTGTCCTGAACTAGGTTGTTCATATCTTGCGGTTACATCGCCGTCAGCAGTTGGTCCTCTTGCGCCGGCTCCAGCAAGACCTTCATTGCGACCTGGATCAAGAATAACTCCCAAGCAGATACCATTGTGAGTGTCACCGCCAAATGCTACTACAACCTCGTTGTTGATATCAGGTGGAATACCTGAAAATCCGTATGAGGTTTCAGCGCCTGGATTAGAACTCGTACCACTACCCATTGGCAACATGGTGCGGCACCACATAGAACCCAGATATTTTTCTGGGTCAAGCGTTTGTGGATCTGATGATTCGCCTATAGGAAACGTTCCGTAAAACTTCATAATCTGTACTTTGATACGTCCCTCAAGACTAGGATCTTCAACATCAACCACAATACCACGATAGATGCCTGCCGGAATCTTAAGTCCTTTTGACATTTCATTCTGGTTATATTGTGTCCTAGGGCTACGACTAAATGAGTCGGACGTCTTATATCTTTTCTTATCCATTAGAATGGACCTCCTTGACTAAAAATACCCAGAGCTCTTGATGCGTCTTCTTGCTCTTGAGCAAGGTTACGCCCACTATTTCCAAATCCAGCGCCGGTAACACCGCCGCCGGGCCCGGATCCACCTTTAAGTGTATCGATAGCGGTATTGGTGTTGGTTGCATTGTCCAGATGCGCTGTCAAATATTGAGTGAATTGACCATTCTGAAACTTGTTAATTACACTTGTGACAGTATATAGCGCAGTGAGCTGATAATCTGGGCTTGGCACACGTTGTCCGGCTGCATCTTCATCTGCGGTAGGGAAATGTACATTGAGGAAAAAACTATTAGATCCTAACTCGTAATTAGCTAACTCGCCGCCACCACCTCCGCCAGAATTATACAGGCTGTTAGGCGCGCCAAACCAATAAGGATCACCTCGTATTCCAATTTCAATATCGAGTAGGTCAGCTGCACTTTCAAGATTCATTTTGACAGCACCAAATTTAAGTACGCCACTTCGTCGGTCGTTGTCACTGGTAAGAATGTCACCATCGTCGACAACGTCATGAACAAACCTAACTGGATGATTGACTTTGCCTGGTGAAAACTCAAATTGATCACTCAAAAAACTCTGATAATCCCCAAGAGCATTATTGAAATCAATACCAGCCTGACCTAATACTCCACGTAATTGGTTGAAAATACCGCCACCAACATCCTGGCCTTGAACAGCGTTGAAGTTTTGTGCTGCCGATGCATATTGCTGTCTAGCCTGAGACAAAGCTTCTAAACGTGCGATTTGTTCTGGAACGTCAGTTGCAAACTCTGGATTTTGTGTATTAGGTTCACCAAAATACCCGTCACCATAAGGAGTTGCGTAATAGTATGCGTTATTGAACTGCATATCAAACTCAAGGACTTCCGTGTTTTGGCCTGTGAATAGATAATCATAACGCTTGCGCAACAATCCAAGTCCAAACAAATTTTGGACACGTCTTGATTGAACTCCGGGATTGGTAATGCTTGATTGATATGCTAGATTATCTATCAATTCATCAGGAACCATATACGGTTGAATTACATATTTAACAATTTTTTGATATTCGTTTCTTAATGGATCAAATTGCCCAAATTCAACATTGGCTAAAACTTTATGAAACACTGGAAATGAATCCAATTGTTTTTGTGTGGCTTCATATGTTTGATTACGAAACGTGCCGCCATCATGTGCAATGATTTTCTTGTACTCTTTGGTTAGCTGCAAAACCTGCCCGATAATAGCAGTAAAGTTTGAACCGTTATTAATACTGACCTGTAGTTTGGGATTGGCTCCTGGCAGGCCAATGAAGTTTGCACCATCAGCATCAAAAGGATCTTCAAGTATCTCAAATCCCCAATCACGCCAACTTTCAGCGCCATTGCCAAATTCAAATGAATATTGGTCTTGCAATGCACCCATATTAGGGTTAGCAACCCAGGCGTTGAGAAGTGATTCTTGTAGTTTACGCTGAAACTCGTCAATAAACTCACCTACAGTTCTCGCTTCAACAACAATTTGATCCCTGATAACCGCAGTGATATAGTTATATCCAAGTGTGCTGCTCTCAACTGCTTCAATGTTATAGACAGTTCCCATCTCTGTTACATTGAACTCAAATCTAGTAAACATAACTGGAAAATAAAAGACCTGAGGATGCTTGCGAGCACTACCATCTGGCATACGTCCATTGAATTCAATAGCAATGATATATCCAGCATTTGTATGATTTTGAATACCAAGTTGAGAAGCGGCTTGTTGAATTTTACTAAGCAGTGTAACACCGTTTGGCTCGTTAACTGTCATTTGGAACATGCTACCAAATGCTTCGCGAACCTGACCATGTCCTACTGTAAATACTTGCTCTACACTGGTAAGATTATATCTTGCATCAACTACATTGTTAGCAATCGGGATGCCGCTGCTAATCGCCCCATCAAGCTGTGATAGGTTATTTGGATGCACCATATACAATGCAATATTATAGGTATAGGTGTCGTACTCATTGAGTGGATTTGGTGAATAACTCATTAAATTCCTGCTACGAATGATCTAGTTGGTACCAAAATAACTTTGTTCAATGTAAAGTCATTGATTGGATCAACAATTAGGTTCTTATTATACAATGGAAATACCCACCAGAAATCACTTTCTCCATACAATTCATATGCAAGCATATCTGGACGGTTAACATATTTCTGAGTAATTGTAAATTCTTCTGTTTGTGTAAAATCAGGCACTAATGGGGGCTCATATAGAGCAGCATATCCATTACGAATTGATGTTTGACGCAAATGACTTGTTCTTTTATATGAGTTAGCCATTAGATAAATCCTGCTGAGTAAAGTGATCCGCTAGCAAATTCTTCAATTGAAAAGCTGCTCTGAATTCCTGGACTGTACTGTGGTAATAGATCGATTGCAACTGTCATAATGACTGGAATTTGCAATGTTGAATCAGCACCGCCAACATTTACGTAATCAACACCATCTTCATAGATAAAGTTGAAGCCGCCAATAAGAACAGGCACACGGTTGAAATTGTATTTACCATATGCTGACAGCTCTAGAACTGGCGGAGGAGTGCCAGGATTGCTGCTCTGACCAAAGTTCATTTTACTTGCAACACGTAGGAAGTGCATGACACCCACAGTGTACTCAGCTTCTTCTGGTGTCTGACTTGGAAACACACCTGTTATCTGAATCGCTGGTGTTCGACTTTTGCCGTAAGCGTTTGGCTGGTAGTTTGTATGAACCAATTCATATGAGCTGTATTCGACTTGATGTGCTACGCTGATGTTGGGTGTGAACGGAAACAAGATACCATTGGTAGGTTGCAGTATTGCGCCTGGACCGCTAAATGGGGTTGTATATGCTGATTTAGCACTCAATCTTGCTCGCGAATCACTGGCTGTTCCACCACCTGAGCCTGAGAAGACATCTGCACCTCCTCCAAATACATTGGCTGCACTTCCTGTAAATCCACGATCTCCGCCACCAACTGCTCCAAACTGTCCTGCGATACCTTCAAAGCCTCTCAGAGCATCGCCTACACCGCTAACCTGACTGAAAACCTGTGCTACTGAACCTAGATCTCCCAAATTACGGCGTTGAAAATTTCCTGCCAAGTTGCCAAAACTAGAAGGTATGTTGGTTGGCAAACTGCTGGTCACATTCTGTGCTATATTGCCCAGCCCACTAAGCCCTCCTGTTAATCCACTGAATACGTCGCCTCTGAATACCATATGCTGTCCTGATAAATACCCATGTGATATGTGCCACCATTGACACCCCACATCGTTTACTGATATTTATCAGCTGAAAAACCACTTGACTTCAGTGGGTTAACATATTATATTCTATTGAACAAGGAGTCTACATGACCAAGAGGAAGTCTACCAAATATCTCAATAATAAAGACATGCTACGTGAAATTCACAAGAGCAAAATGAGCTACTGCTATACAATTGACGATCGTTACACCCAATTTGATATTATTCTTGACGACGTTGACGAAATAAACGAAGAAAACATACAAAATGCACGTGAAGCACATGCGGCGAGATTAAGTGCACAAGGATATGAACAGGGAATTGACTATTGGCATGACACAAGCGGTAATCGCAACGATAAGCCAAAACAGGCTGATTTTCGTGTCGACCCTGCTGATATTGCACAAGACGATCTCGTGTTTCGTGTAATGACATATGATCATATTCCTGAAACACCAACACGCAAAAAGAATCCAAAGACAGAAGCCGATCTGCATACCAAGATCAATTTTCCACCATTCAAACACTACGCTTTCATCAATGGTGAACTGCGCGAGGTCTTGCGTAGTCATTGGAAGGATGGTCTTGAAAACGGTGCGTTTTGTCAAACACATGGTGGCTTAACTAACGAGCTCGCCAAGATGATGATGAAATTGGTTGAGCGTTATGCAATGCGTGGCAACTGGCGCGGCTACACTTACAATGCAGAAATGCAAGGTGCTGCTCTGCTTCAGCTTAGCGAAGTTGGTCTCAAGTTCAACGAGGCAAGATCAAGCAATCCATTCGCATATTACACAGCAACCATTACCAATAGCTTTACCCGTGTTCTCAATCTTGAAAAGCGTAATCAAAACATACGTGATGACATGCTACAAGATGGCGGCTACATGCCTAGCTTCAACCGCCAGCTAGATGATGAAGCTGCACAAAAAGCCGCACGAGAGGCTGATGAAGAAAAACAACAAGAGGAATTGCGAAATGCCGGATACAACACAATCTGAAGA